TGGGGTACTAACACTATGCGTGATTTGATACAATTGCGACCACAGACAGAAGATTATATAAAACCTGTTGTTGGTACTATGTTAATATTTCCTCAATGGTTAAAACATCAAGTTATGCCTTTCTTTGGTGAAGGAGAACGTCGTTCTATTGCCATGAATTGGAATGTAAACGACAGCGAAGAAGAACGTAAAAAATATATGTCTGATCGTGAATCAAAACTATACGACGAAAAGAAAAAAGAATTAAATGAATGTTAAAGTGAAGTGTAAAATGAAATCAACACAAAAATATCCAGTTGAATATAAATATAATGAAGATAAAATTCTCTCTGATTTAAAAGATTATATCGATGATACTTATAACGAACATTACAGTCAAAACAAATTTCAAGCCACAGAGTTTATCATGGATAGTGGGCATGGAGAAGGTTTTTGTATTGGTAACATTATGAAATATGCTCAGCGATATGGAAAGAAGAATGGTAAAGACCGAAAAGACTTGATGAAAGTTGTGCACTATGGTATAATAGCACTATACAATCATGATAAAGAATTAGACAAACATGACAAAAAAAGATTAAATAATCCCAATCAACCTACTAACTGGCCGGAATCAACTAAATCTTATGATACCGGATATGACTAAATTAATGAGAATATATGATGAAACTAAGTGACCAAACAGTATCAGTGTTGAAGAACTATTCAACAATCAATCAAAATCTTTTGATTAAATGCGGTAATACATTGCAAACAATGTCTGCCATGAAAAATATTGTGTCAAAATCTATTGTTACAGAAGATTTTAAAAGGGATGTTGCAATTTATGATTTAAATGAATTCCTTTCTAGTATGTCTTTATTTGATAAACCTGAAATGGATTTTAAAGATGATTTTGTTGTTATGAGCAATGAAGGTTCAAATAGTAAATTGAAATATTGGTACTCTGACCCATCAGTTGTAACTACTGTATCAAAAGAAATACAAATGCCAGAGTGTGAAGTTAAGTTTTCTCTTTCCAGTGATATTCTATCTAATGTTCAGAAGGCTGCAGCAGTTATTGGTGCACCTGATATGGTATTAGAAAATGGTAATTTGCGAGTCACTGATAAGAAGAATGACACTGCTAATGCTTATTCAATTGATGTTGTCGGTGAACCTGATGAACGAGATTACAAGTTTTGGTTTAAGGTTGAAAATTTGAAACTTCTGCCAGGAACTTATGATGTTAGTATTTCCTCAAAACGGATTAGTCATTTTAAAAACACAAATGTAGATATTGAATATTTTATTGCTCTTGAACCTGAATCATATTTTAACTCTGATTCTTAAAAGGTACTTATATTATGAACGAATTTTTGTGGGTGGAGAAATATCGTCCAACGAATCTTGAAGACTGTGTGTTACCGGCTAGTCTTAAAAACACCTTTAAAGAATTTGTGGCAGAAGGAAATCTACCTAATGTCACATTTTCTGGTGGGCCTGGAATCGGAAAGACTACAGCAGCAAAGGCAATTCTTAATGAATTAGATTTAACTTACATGATGATTAATGGTTCAGAAGAATCTGGTATTGATGTTCTACGAACCAAAATCAAAAACTTTGCTTCTACTGTGTCTCTTCATGGTGGTCGTAAATATCTCATTCTTGATGAGGCAGACTACCTTAATCCACAATCCACGCAACCAGCTTTGCGTGGGTTTATTGAAGAGTTCAGTTCTAATTGTGGGTTTATTCTAACCTGCAATTATGTGAATCGTATCATACCAGCATTGATATCTAGATGTCCAACATATGATTTTTCAATTCCTAAATCAGAGAAACAGCAACTTGCAAGTGACTTTTTTAAAAGTTCACTAAATATCTTAAAAACAGAAGATGTTGAATTTGATGCTGCAGCAGTTGCTGGAATTGTTAATAGACATTTTCCTGATTGGCGTAGGGTTGTAAATGAACTTCAAAGATACTCTGTTTCTGGAAAAATCGACGCAGGTATTCTTGTAGATATATCTGATGATAATATTAAAGAACTCATGAATTTCATGAAACAGAAGGAGTTTACTAATGTTCGCAAATGGGTTGTTAACAATCTTGACAATGATCCAAGTCGTTTGTTCAGGAATATTTATGATACTTTGTATGATCATATGGATGGTAGTAGTATTCCCCATGTTGTTGTTATATTGGGTGAATATCAATATAAATCAGCTTTTGTCGCAGACCAAGAAATTAATACTCTAGCTTGTCTTACTGAAATCATGGCAAGGGCGAAGTTTAAATGATTGTTGTAGATGATTTATTAGATGATCATTATGCAGAATTAATTCATATTCAAATGAGAACAGTTTCTTGGCAATACAATTATTCTTCTGTAAAAGGAAAACTAAATAAACATTGGCATGTGTTTTGTGGTCACGATATGGATGAGGTTGAAGACAATAATTTTGAATGGGCTTTGCCTATTTGGGAAAGTGTTAAACGAAAACTTAAACTAGAGGATTCATATAGAATTTATGATTTTGACCGTATGTATATGAATGCTCACACCTTCGGAACTGAACCACATATGCATACCGATGATGGTGACTATACTATGATATATTATCCAAGAATGGACTGGAAAAAAGAATGGAATGGTGGTACAATGATTAAAGATGAATTGTGTGATTATGTTGGTAATAGATTAGTTATGTTTCCTGCATCAGATAATCATCAAGCCATGTCATTGAGTCGTGATTGTTATGAATTGAGATCGGTGATTGTTTTTAAAACTAGTGCTGCAAAACATCAATATACACATTGGATGCAAAGTCTGGGATGAAAAATTATGTATGAATTGAAAGATTATCTAAACGCAATCAATCAAACTAAAGAACCTATTATGGATGGAGATGATGAAATGTGGGAAAAGAAATATCCCCCATTCGTTATAAATAAATGTTTACATGCTTTTCAGGATACAATTTTATTTGTAAATGAAATGAATCAACTCCCTAACACTGATAAAAAACTTCAGTTCGATTTTTACCTAAATAGTTTACGACCAAGAAAAAGATTCTCTCCTTGGTTGAAGGCGAAGAAATTAGAAAATCTAGAGTATGTTAAAGAGTATTATGGTTATAATAATGAAAAGGCTAAGTCTTCTCTTGATATATTAAATGATGAACAGATTTCCGCTATAAAACAAAAATTATATAAAGGTGGAAGACATGCAAGAAATGGAAGAAATTAATTGGTCGCAAAAAGATATGTTCGAAGTAACATTGAAGGAACCAGATGATTTTCTAAAAGTTAGGGAAACACTTTCTAGAATAGGTGTAGCATCTAAAAAAGAAAAAAAATTATATCAATCTTGTCATATTCTACATAAACAAGGAAAATATTATATTGTTCATTTCAAGGAACTTTTTGCTTTGGATGGTAAAAGAACAAATCTATCAGAGAATGATATTGCAAGAAGAAACACAATTGTGAATCTTCTTAATGATTGGGGTTTGGTTGGCGTTGCTGATGAAACAGGACCATCTGCTCCTTTGAGTCAAATCAAAATTATATCTTTTAGAGAGAAAAATGATTGGTTGTTAGAAACAAAATATAATATTGGTAAAAAACGAGAATCTTAATGGACAATTTCAAGTCTTTCATAACAGAAGAAAAAGACGAGAAATATCGTATTCTTGTAGTTTCTGCTGAACCAAATAACAATAAATTATTTCACACCGCTCAAAGGATAGTGGATGAATCAGAAAAATCTGGGCATGAAGTTTATGTTGTGAAAGTTGAAGGTGCTATTATTACTTATGATAATGGTACTTACACTATAGCAAATTCAGATGATAAAAAAGGATTTGAAGTTAATAGAAATACAGTTGCTATTGTTCGTGGTTCTGTTCGATTAAAAAAGAGTTATTTGGATTTACTATCTCGCCTTGAGAAAATTGGGGTGTGTATGGTTAATAGTCGGGAGACAGTATCAGTATCTTCTGACAAATATAGGACATACGTTAAGCTACAAGATTTTGGTTTGACTCAACCTAAAACTGTTCTTATACCGAATGAGAAAACTTGGGAACAATCAGTCGAAGCTCTAGATACTAAGTTTCCTATCATTATGAAAACACTAGAAGGCTCAAAGGGAGTTGGTGTTCTTTTTATTGAATCAGAACGACAAATAGAATCCTTGATACAACTACTTTATAGTCAAAATGATGATGTAGATTTATTGATTCAAGAATATATTAAGACTGATGGAGATATACGAGTCATTGTCTTAGGTGGCAAGATTATCGCTTCTATGAAACGAGATGTTATAGAAGGTGATTTCAGATCAAATGTCTCTCAAGGTGCAAAGGTCAAAAAATACGATTTGACTGATTTAGAAATAGAACAGTGTCTATTGGCTTCAAAGGCAATCGATGGTTCTTGGACTGCTGTAGATTTTATTCCCTCAAAAAATCCTAAGAAAGACCCTCCATATATTTTAGAGGTAAATCATTCGCCAGGTACAGAGGGTGTTGAAGAAGCAACTGGAAAAAATATAGTCAAACAGGTTATTGATCACTATGCAAATCCAGATAATAGATATACCGTGCCAACTCAATGTGGTTGGGAAGAAATTGTTACATTAAAACCGTTTGGTGATTTAATTGCAAAGTTTGATACAGGTAATGCTAGATACTCTGTTCTTCATGCAGAAGATGTAGAGATTAACGGTAAAAAAATTACATTCACTCATGGTGAAAAAACTATAACCACTAAGTTAGTTGGATACTATGTTTCTATAACAGGGGGTGGAGAAGATAAAAGATATTTGATCGAGTTGGAATTTGAATTTGCTGGTTCCTCTTATGGTAAAATTACGTTTGGATTAAATAATAGAGATGACTTTAATACAGATGTTTTGTTAAACAGAAAAACAATGAGAATGTTAAATGT